GGAGTCCCGTCGCAGGTTGAAAGTGCTCGTCCCCGCGTCTATCGCCGTGACTTCAGCGGCGGTCAATTCCACATCCCAAAGCGCGGGCGAGAACAGGAACCCGCTCCAGTGCCCGCCCGTCGTCGCACTATCTACGCCGACGATTACCTGGCGAGAAGTGTTTGTCATGGTGCCAGCGTCGTCGGTATTGAGCGTCGGGGTCTGCGCCGAGCCATCTTGGTACACGGTCAGATTTGTACCATCCCACGTCACAGTCAGCATCGCGTAGGTGTTGACCGTGAAGCTGCCGAAGTCGTAGTCCTTGAACAGCGTGCCCGAGCTGTTCCACAGCCGTACCGAGTAAGGAGAGGCAGCCGAGTCGTCCGAGAGGGTTAGTTCGATTCGGTTCGCGTCCCCGGCAGTCGGGTCAGTTACGAAGATGAACCGCTCCGTGCCGCCCGCGCTCGAGGCGCCCCGGGCCCAGACGTTCAGGCTCCACGTATCGCCTATGGCGAGCAGGGTGTTCGCGGTACGGGCGAGGAACTCATCCGTCCCGTTCAGGTCGATCGACTGTACGGTCGCGCCGCCCATATCCACGTTGAACTGCGCTAGCAGCTCTTGGAGGGACTCTAGGTTCGCTTCGTTCACCGACGCCGTAGCTGAGTAACGCGCCTTGATCCTGGCCTCGAGGGGGAAGTCCCCGACCTCGCCGGTATCGGACTGGAGGTTCGCCGCAGTATAGTCGAACGAGAGCCATGTGGAATCAGTCGGGGGCGGGCTGGAGGTGTCCGTTGTAAGGGACCGGAGGACCGCCTGAGTGACCGCATGGCGAAACTCAAGGTCGTATTCGACCTCTGAGTCCTGAGCGTTCGGGGAGGTTACGTCCGCGTCGAGCACCTCGATCTCGTCATTCGTTCGGTGGACCCAGGTGAAATTCAAGTCCGCCGTCTCATCCACGGCAACGGGCAGCCTCGTGGTATCCACTTCCCAGTTTGCCGGGTGATGCGGTCGCGTGGTCCGCTTATCGAATGTCAGTGCCAGGGAGGCGGCCGACCCAATAGCCAGCTCGTCCGTGGTCGTCTCGGATTGATGCTTGACAGTGATTACCTGGCTCTGGGTGTAGGTAGCGTCAGACAGAGCGAACCCGTCCGTAAAGAGCCACACTTTCGCACCGGCTGAGTGGGTACGGGCTTGGGTGTCTAGCAAGCCACGATGGACATTCCGCAGAGTGAAGGTGCCGCCCCCTGTGTCAATCAGTTGCTCCCAGCCTATGATCTCGTCCAGCCCTACCGAGGCGCCTTGTATGAGCGCCAGGTTCACCGCCCCGGTCTTTAGTTCCGAAGCGACCTCATTGGTTAGGTCGTCGAAGTCTTCCACGCTATCAAGGTCTAGCAAATCGCTAGTCTCGATATCCGTGGTAGCGGCCGGGTAGTCGCTGATCAGCGTGGCGAAGGGTGTTACGCCGTCGCTAAATCCGATCTCTCCTACGAATCCCGCGCCCGCGCCTTCGTCTACGAACTGCTCGAACTCCGTAACCTGGCCGTTGGGGCGCTTGGCTACAGACATGATCCGGTCAAGTAAGGGGTCCGGTATATCTAGGGCGTTAGTATTCAGTAGAATACGCGGCGTGGAACGTACCAGCTCATCCACGAAGGCTATTGCGTTGTTAGCGATCGGCACCCAGTCGGAGTCTTGGGGATCGCTGTAGATCGTTTCCGAGAGCCGAAAGACGTCCTGCATCCCTACGACCTTTACCTTGCCACTCAGCAAGTCGCCCAGGTCTACCGTCATAACGCGGATTACCATGTCGGTGATGCCCAACTTGGCCCAGTTGAACCGGAAAGTATCGCCGGGTCGTAACCCCTGGGCATCACGATTCGCGATAACTGTGACCTTCGCCAGTGGGAAGCTGAGTTGCCGCAACTCACGACCGGCTATATCACGGGCCGTAACGGCGTGCTTGACGCCGGGGAAAACCATATCCGCTCGAACCTGTTTCCCCTGCACGCGGACGTTCGCGATGTCCTGGGCCATCGCGCCGGTCTCTTGGTACTCCTTGTTACGGTCCTGATACTGCACGTTTATATGATTCTGCGTCTGCGACCAAGAGCCTCGGCTAAACGCATTCAGCTCGAGGATGTTGCTCTCATTGAAGATCGGCAGCGTCGCAAATACGAAGTCATTTCGAATCAGTTTCAGTGAGTAAATACCATCAGAGTCCTCGAACAAAGCCGCGTCCATCTGCCGTAAGACCTCTTTGATAAGGTCTTCTGCCCGCGTCACTCTGTCGGAAATGAGAGACCACCCGTTCCCCTCGGTAGCTAATGTATCCCCGGCGGCTATAAACGAAGGCTGGTCGATCTTCGAGATATCGAGGTTCAAACCCCACCGCTCATTGGTCATTATTTCGAAGAGCACCTCAGCCAGGTTCGCGTCTCCGTTATCGACGGTCCCGTTCACTATGTGGCCCGAGCCCGCCAGCCCTAGATTGTCGGGGAACCGGGTAACGCGGAACGTGTACGGGTCGATTCGGGTATTCTCGCCTACCTCGCCCTGCTCCCATACAGCGTGCGCGATGTCTACATACGCCGGGATGTCTGGCCCGAGGTTTTTCGCTAGCTGGAGATATGGGTCCTGTATCTGGGCGGGCAGGCCGGCGTAGATCCTGAAGGTGCCAACTATGCCACCGCCTTTCTCTTCGCCACCTAAAATCTCTGGCTTGTTTATGACCAGATCAGCACCGGAATTCCCGGCAGACTTTACGTCTAGTGAGCCTGAGAATATCTCCTCTGAGCTAACCTCGAGGCGCGTGATCCGATCCAGAGGACCGTACGCAAGCGCCAGATCCATTCCCACGAAGTAACGGAACCCGACGGTTATCCGCTTAGACTTACCAAAGCCGGTCTTGACTTTCTTCTTGATCTTTACGACCTTTAGATCACCGTACCAGATTACATTCGGGCCTTTTATGTCTACCGTACCCCACAAAACAGGCACAGCGCGGGCTTCTGTTGCGGTGGGAAATTGGAAGTCGCCTAATGGCCGAGGACGTGCCTCTTCGAATTTTGGCTTCGGCGCTAGTAGCAGACTCGCGACGAACAATACGAGCTGGATTGCTACCAAAGCTATGTAAGAAAAGGCCACGGGGGACTCCTACTTATTTACGCCAACTTCGAAAGGATTATTACCGGGCACGAAGGGGAAACCCCCGTATCGCTCAGTATTGACAAACTTCGCTATGCAAGTTGGAAACTGATGATCACACCCCGCGAACAACTCTAAGACCGTGCCGACCTCGAGAGTCTCGAAAGGCAGAAGTACGGTGAATGTAGCGGAGTTTGCTCCGTTGTCCGTGCTGGTTAGTACCATGCGATGCTCAATGCCGGAGCGTCGAAAGAACCCCCCATCGAAGAATGTCGCGTCAGCGGTTAGCTGGGCGCTCAACTCCAAGCCAGTATTCAATATCGTATTCGAGCCGCCGCTCACCGTGATAGATAACCCATCGGCTGAGATAGCTGTGACCGTTGCGCTTATTCTGAACTGTGAGTCATCGACTTGACACGCAGCGTCATACAAGATATGATTACACAGATTTCGGAATGTCTGTTTGGGCATCTGTTCTGCGAGCACTTTACCACTAGACAGTACGTTTATCTTCGCCTCATTTTCCGTAATAGCGACGTTCGCTACTTCGCCAATGAAAAACGTGATCGTCTCGACCCCGCCGTCTGTCGAGTGGAAGCGGAATATGGTCAAGTTGTCGGGGGTGGCCGGCAACGTGGTAATATACCGCTGTACGAACAGGTCATTTAGGGGCAGCTTTACTACCAGGCTTCGATCGCTCTGTTGGGACTGTATGGAAGGTTCAGAGCGTGAGATAGGCCGCGGCGTGTAGGTGTTACCGCCGAAGGTAATGGTTTCCTGGCCGGACGTGTACGTGAACTTCGACTCTACGTTCGTAAACAGGTACAGCTCTATTGGCTGCCCACCCTCTACGGACTCCTCTTGCGCTAGGTAGGTCATTGAGTCACTCCGGCTATCGGAACTCGAACGGAAACCTCATCTATCCTTGTATGCTCCAATTCTATTTTGTCAGAATTGAATCGTGCTCGATGTAGATAACATATGAAGTCCACCTCGGCCGCGGTGACTACCTGTCCTAAAGACGTGTCGATAGTTAGGATTTCTTTCGCGGGGCTCGTTCCTTCGACAGAGCCGGTTACATTGCGGAAAAAGTCCGTGCCGTCCTTCAGGCGAATCATGATGTCACCCCAAGGGTCCTGGGTGTTCAGGAACCGGGTGTAGTCCGCCGGGGACACTTCAATATTCACGTCGGCCGATCCAATCGTGGTGATCAGATTGAAGTCATCCCGGAAAGACGGGAGGAAAAATGCCGTCTGCTTACCATTCAACCCGTAGATAATCTCGCGTAGGGTGAATGCATCTGCCGCATTCTTTGCTTCGAAACCCTTCACCGTCCCTAACTCAGATATGACCCGCCCGAAGATTGCCTCGAAGTTACCGCTTCCGTTATCAAACAAGGTATACTTCCGGGTAACTTTCTCATCCAGCGTCTGACCCATGAAGTTCAAGCCTGAGAACACAGGCAATCCGGCATGTGTAGGCAAGCTGGTCAAATCGCCTATGTCGCCCACTTCTTCAGACAGCCACCCAACGGCCAAGGTCGTCACGTTGTTCGACGTCCGGCTCCACTCCACCGGATCTCGTCCCAGCATGATCTGAACTGGCATTACCAGCGTGGTAGCAGCGTCATGGTTTTGATCCAGCGGTCGATCCAGAGTGATAGACCCTGCCGCTATACCGCCTACCGCTACCTGAGTTACTTCGAAGTCATCGTAGTCTCGCCACAGAATAATCAGCTGCGGCTCCGTGGCTGTAGAGTCGCGAAAGTCCGCATTCGTAGTGTCTACTTGAATCACGGTGTCGTTGATTGCCGCATCTGCTAGCAGTGGCCGTAGGAATATGAATACCGGAACGCCGAATGACTGGCCGTGAAATCCCGACATAGCGTTGAGCGCAAAAGCGCGCTCGAACTGATCCGGCAGTAGATACTTGTATTCGAATTGCTGTCTAGGCAGCTTGCGAACCCGAATTCTCTGTTCCCCGCCGTCATAAGCCTCGAGGATGTCTGTTTTGAATTCGATCCCTTCTCTGATTGGTCGCTGCGGGCAATGCGCGAATGTAACTACGCGGGTACCTGTGACTAATAGAAAAGGGGCCTCTACCGTGAAGTCGAATTCGTAGCTTGCGTCAATGGTAGCGGGGCCGTCCAACCCAACCTGTATCGAATAAATGAACGACGCTAGCGGGTTGAAAACTACCGGAGGGGATGAAGGCTCTATCAGCGTGATCCCGGCGGTAGCAATTTCGTTGATCACCGAGAGCGTTTGACTCGTTCTTCGAAAGGCGTTCCAGACCTCGAAGTCTCGGCTCTCTGCTGCCAGCACGTTCCCCAGTGCAATGCTTGCTGGGATCACGTGAATCCGGTCGTAGAGCTGCTCCTCATACCCTCCACAAATCACCCCATTCAGAGTACCGAGGGATGAGCTAGAACCTATAGCAGGACCGGGCGGGTGCGGGACATTCGCGAAC